CTTCCTAGACTACGAACACCTGTATCAGATAAGAAGAAGATATCAGATCCTACATCCTGTACAGAATCTCTAGCAACACAGCCTACACCATCAATGACTTCTACCAATGACAAGTTAGTTGATGGATCTGTGGTGGCACCTGAGTAGATAACAATACTTTTCTTACAAAAGATGATTAGATAGCCATTAAAGGCTGCTAATGCTACGATTGAATCAGTTCCGTTAGTGAATGCCTTTTCTATGCTGATGGAACCAGCGTTACCACCAGACCATTTATGACCTGTTAACGCATCAGACCACCATACAGTAGTTTTATCAGTTGTGGTGTCAGCAACCCATAGACGACCATAAGCAGCTAGAACTTCATTAGCAAGCTGTACAGTACCTGAATAACCAGCATGAGCGGACATCAGTGTCCATGTGTTACCTGCATGGTCATACATGATAGGATCATGAGCACGTTGGAAGAAGTATGTATGATTGTTAAAGCTAACTGCTTTCCAGTTCTGTGCTGTCCATGTAGAACCAGTATACTTAAGAGTTAGTGTTGTTGTACCTGTGTAGATCTTGTTGTCACCGATAGACGCAAGCTCTGTTGTACCGTCTTTCTTGACAATCTCATACAACATGGTAGGCTCTGTACCTACATAACCTACAGAAGTGTTTAAGTTATCCCATCCTTTACGGGATGCTATACGACCATACTGATCAATGACAGCATTGTCAGCTCTAAGAGAAAACTCTTTAGGAAGACCTAACGATGAATCCTGTGTGTTAAGTCCAAAGAAGCCTGGAGCAAGAAGACTAACTGATTTTAACTCAGCAGCCATTATGACCACTCCCATGTTGTTTCATCAGCATAGCGTTCTGATTCAATAGCTACGTATGATGCAACTGCTTTACGGTACAGATCTGCTTGCTGCTCAGATAACCTACCACCATCTTCACCACGTTCATTGATAGCACGAAGATAAGCACCTTGGATGACTAACTCTGATGGCACATAGATAACATCTGAAGATACTGACAGATCAGCCTGTGGAACAACACAGTCTACCTTCACAGTAATCGAAGATCCTGGTATAGACCATAGATCAATAGTGATCTCACCAGAAGTGTTAGAATTACCTACAGAGAAGTACTGTGGTGTACCGGACACTGTACCTTGTAAGTTAGTCCACTCGTGCATCTGATTCTGTGTTGCCTGAGTTAAGTCTCTCTTTACTGATGGTATGTACACCACTAACAACTTACTACGTGGATTAGAACCTGTGATAGCATAGTTCTGTGTACCATTAACAGCATTGATGGTCTTCGTTGTACGAAGAATAGACCAACTCCAGGTATCTTCTACTTCACGTTTAGCTTCGTTAACAAAGTCAGCAACTAGCTTAACGTATGGTGTATCAGATACAGTTGAGGCTTCAGTTTCCCGAAGCCTTCGTAGTACACCGTTAACACAATCTAAGTACGTAGCCATATGTCACCATTTTACTTTATCGGCCCAGTAAGCCGCAGACATTTTACCTTTAGCAATGTTCTTTGCATGTCTAGCTTTGAAGGACTTATTCCTTGCAGAACCTTCAGGGGAACCAGAAACACCTTGTTGACCAAATCTAATGGTCTTAACTTGATCACCGTCCTTTGCTACAACAATGTGTGATTTGGTAGGATGTCCAGGTGTTTTTTTAGGGCGATTATATCCGGACACTCCTGCTCTTTCTAACCTAGAGTCTTTCTTCATTTCTTCTTAGCAGTTTTTGCTGCCTCCTTGAAGTCTTTGGTTGTTGGAGCACCTTTAGTGCCTGGCTTTCTCATCTTCTCACCAGAGCCTTCAGCGATACGCTTACGCTTGGCTTGTATGTTCGCATACAGTCCTGGTTTCATTTCTTCTTCTTAGGCTTAGACATACCAGCCTCTGACAAAGCAATAGCAACTGCTTGTTTACGAGACTTAACGACAGGACCGCCTTTACCACTATGAAGAGTACCTTCTTTGTACTCTCTCATGACTTTACGTACTTTAGCTGGTTTCTGTTTCATGATGGATAACCCATCTTCTTCTCTTTAGCCTTCATAGCCTTTGATTCTTTTTTCTCGTGCATCTTCTTAGCTTTCTTTGATGCGTATTCTTCCGCTTCTTTCTTACCTTTAGCGGTATAAGGAAACTTTTTATTGTTCACCATCGGCATTTGTCTTTCCTTTCTTTTTAAACATACACTGTACGGTATCTGTTTCCCATATACGAATAGCAGTCCACATGATCGTTAGGACAGCAGCTATAGCAGGTAACAACTCAGCTAACGTACCTACTACAGTGATTATCGATATAGCATCACCAACCTGCTTTATTGACTCATCAGCGTGGAGAGCCATGTTACACCAACGCTTGTATCTGCTGTTGTAGTGCTGCTAATTGAGCTAACAAATCTTCTTTGGTTGGTGTAGGCGCTACAGCCTCTAGTGTTGGTGTAGGCTCTGTGAATGTACCATCAACATAACCCCATCCTGGACCAGCATAGTCCGGACAAGGAATCCAACCTTGTTGTACTGCATAGGCTTCATCAGCCACTGCTACGTTTGTTACTGTATGATTATCAATGATTGCCCATCTCATAGCATCACCTTACCAAGTATAGACACGGACAAGACCTGCACCACCATTACCACCAGCACCGGAGTTTGAACCATTACGACTAGCACCACCGCCGCCACCACCAGAGGCTATACCGCCTGTGCCACCATTACCACCAGTACCTGATGTACCGCCACCAGAGCTACCACCACCAGCACCTTCACGAGCTGTGGTTGATCCGTTAGTACCGTTGTTGCCGTTATCTGTTGTACCTGGGGATGGAGCAGCACCACCAGCAGCACCACCTCCGGCAGAACCTGTTATTGTTCCGCCAGCATTACCAGCAGATCCGTAAGTAGTTACACTACTAAATAAATAACCACCGGAACCTCCTCCAGGACCGCCTTGATACGAACAGCCGCCTAAAGGATATGAGTTAGCCCAACCACCTCCACCACCGGAGCCACCACCATGAGCTGATGATTTATATTGATTAAAACCACTACCAGCAGATCCAAAATGACCGTCTAAAGATGCGTAAGGTATACGAGCACCTAAAACACCACCGCCATAACCAAACTGACCGCCGCCTTGGTTTGAATCGCCAGCTCCTGAGCCAGCCTCACCGCCATAACTGATTAAAAAAGAACCAAAGGTTGTGTTTCCACCGTTTGTTCCGTTACCACCTGCTGTTGTATCTGCTGTAGAACTGGAACCGCCTGTACCACCAGCACCAACAGTAACGGATACTGTGGAACTTAAAGCAGAAGCTGGAAATAAACGAACTGTATAAGCACCGCCACCGCCACCGCCACCACCACCAATATTTAAGCTAGTAGAGCTTCTACCCCCACCTCCACCTCCTCCACCAGCACCCCAACATTCAACCATGACAAAGGTGGCGTTACCTGGTTTAGTCCAAGTACCGGAAGCAGTGAACTCTTGGAAGCTAACGTTAGAAGATACAGGAAGAATATTCTGTAGTGATACGTTAGCAATCGTACCACCAGTAATGTTTACGTTGTTGGCATCCTGTGATGCAATCGTACCTGTCAGTGTCTGCACAGCAGTACCATCACCAACAAACAGTTTCTTGTCAGTGGTATTAACAGCAAGTTGTCTGTTTTCTAACGATGCAGGTACTGCACCAGCAGTTGAAGATCCTTTGATCTTTATAGCCATGTCACGCCTCTTTAGAGTTCTTCGTAACCTTTGGTTTATTATCTTGTTTTGTTTCTTTCTCTTCTGTTACTTCTTCATAATCAGGATGTCTACGCATCTCATTGATGTCAAAATCATAGTGTACTTCTAGTAAGTTATTTGACCATATACATCTAAATGTTGCCATAGTAACCTCTTTGTTAAAAGAGCCTCCGAAGAGGCTCCTTCTTAGTTATATCAACCAGGGATGATCAAAGCAACAGCAGCATCGTTACGCAGCTCTGCTGTACCGTACAGGGTATCAGCAGTATACAGCGTTGCTAGATACTCTTGCTTGTACTGAGCCTGTGAACGAACAGCCATCTGCTCTGCAAGCACCATAGCATCTTTGTGGAACATCAAACATGCACGAGGAGCAGTACCAGAGGAGCTGTAAGCAGTGTCAGCGTTACTGGTGACGAACACCTTAACACCGTACACATCACCGATCTGACCATTACGGATGGTGTTGTTCGTACCTTGCTCACCAACAAAGGCTTGTTCAGTAAAGCGAGCAAGACCCATCAGGGTGTTACGAGCAACAGGAGGAATAACCAAGCAACGACCATCTTGAGGTACGTTAGCATCATCAAGACGCTGGATGGTACGACGAATAGCTGCATCAGTGATTGCAGTTGCGTTACCAGCACCAGCACCACCAACGAAGGCTGTAGTACCGTCACCACCGATGTAGGCAGTGGTTGTACCAGAAACACTGTAGTCACCAGTAGCACCAGCAGCGTGAGAACCGTTGAACAGACGACCAATCTGGATCAGATCCGTATCAACCTGTGCTGCAAGAGCGTAACCAGCATCTTCAGTGTAGAAACGACGAAGCGAAGCCAATGCTTGAACTTCAACGATGTCTTCGATAAGACGTGAGTACTCATAGTGCTTGTTGATGGTAACCTGCACTTCAGATTCAACGTTAGCCTGAATCGTTACAGCAGTGTTAGCTGCTTTAGCGAAGGCTGCACCACGGGTGGGGCTAGGAATGTGAAGCGTATCACCTTTCTTACCACGCATAGACATTTTATTAACAAGATTAGCCATAACAAGCGCTTTCTTGTACGATGCAATAATTTCATCGCTCCAAATTTCAGGAATAAATTTATCTGCGTTG